CTTAACTATCTTCTTGACTGCTCTTGTTGCTTTCTTAACTAGTTTACCTAAAAAATAATTTTGTCTACCTGCAGCATCCATGATGCCCCCACCTATCACACCGCCATCAGCTGCAAATTGAGTTGTAAGTCCTGAAGTTTTTTCCATTTCTTTTTTCTGTCTTTCGTATTCCATTTTTTCTTCTGGTGTCATTTCAGTTCCGTCTAAATTAAAACCACCATCTAATATAGATTTTGTTGTTTTATTTGAAAGTCCAATTCTGTAATCAAGAGGTTTTGCAGACGCAAACATAGCATTCTCAAAATTTGTAAAATCTTGTTCTTTTGGATCCTCTATTTTTTCTTTTATTAATTTTTTTTGTTCTGGTGTTCCTGTTAATGCAACCTCGTCTACTAAACCAGATAAAAAGTTTGGAGAGTAACCAAACTCATCTATGTTTAAAGTATCATCCTCATCGTCATCAGTGCCTCTTCTGTCAAATTTATCTCTGATATCTAAATTTTGAAAGGAGGCAGATCCACCTAAAGGTAGATTTGCAAATCTAGACATATCAAAACTTGGTTCATTAAATTTTCTTCCAAAACCAAATCTTTGTCCAAGACCTCTAATTAAATTTCCAAACAATCCACCACCTCTTATAAAATTCATGATACCACTGCCTCGTGATCTAGCAAATGCTTTTGGTGCAATTGCTCTTGCTGCAGCTAAATCTGCAGGACTTACAAGATTTCTACTATCAAAAAAACCAGGATTGACTCTTTGGCCTGCGCCTGCAGCAATGGCTGCCGATCTTAAATCTCTTGCTTCTTGTGGACCAATGCCAGCTGCTCTCATATCAGCTCTATCTCTTTCAGTTTTACCACCTGTCTCGGCAGCACTCATCGCAGCACCAGATCTAAAACTTCCTGTGGCCGCATCGTAATCATCATAACTAGGTATACCTTTTGGTCCTTTGTGCGGTGTGCCTTTTTTCATTTTCTTCAACATCTTAGCTTCATCTTTTGTGATGTATGCTAGTTTTGTTGGTGTAGCGTCTTCTCTAGATTTAAATTCTTTAGGCACAGTTACAGATTCAGAATTTTTAATATAGTTCTTAAATCCGTCTTGAACTACGAATCCTGCTTTTTTTAACATCTGTCTCGCTTGTTGTGCTCTAGTTATGGCCATCTTACTATCTTATTTTGTTTTTCCTGTAAAATCAAGGCTAGGCATAACAATTGTGACATCTCTTTGTATATCTTCCTCTGATATACCTTTTGATTTCCACTCCTTATCGCTTAGGTATTGTTCTCCTGTTTTCTTGTTTTTTATTACTTCTATTATCTTTTCTGGTTTTAGTTCTTTCATTATGATGTTACCTCTCTTGGCTGTATTTCTAATATAGATGCTATGACAAATAATTCATTTGCCTGAGCAGCTTGTACTTTAAGTGCCTCACTCTCTTCCATTACAAGAGGGTGAGTTAAAAGTTCTGTTGATTCCTTTGATCCTATGGCTTTATCTTTAAATAGATTAAATATAGCACCACTAGAATTTACTAATGTTACGGTTATCGTGGTCCCTGATCCGGCATCCTCGGTTACTAACAATGATTTTACGACAGTCGTTGTTGCAGAAGGCACCGTATATAATGTTGTTAAATCTGTTGTAGTTAAATCTACTTTTTTATTTATAAAACTATTTGCCATTAATTTAAAAAGAAGTTTTGAGCTTCTACCTCATCTTTTAATTCTTGTTGATATGTAGTATTTAGTTTTACTATAATACCATCTAAATCTCTAGCCTGAGCTTCAGCTACAGTATAGTCATATTCTTGTGCTGGTCTGGTTATAATCTGTGTAATCTTTGCCATTATCTACGTCCATCTGGTTGTATGTCTAATCTAAAAGTCCCTAACTTCCAACTTTGATCAACAGCTGTGTTTTCTATTTTTAATGATATTGCTCTGGCTCTAGCTCTTGTATCTACTTTAGTTGTAGATGAAGTAATATCAAATGGCCCAAGAGGCGAACTAGCCTGTGTGCTATTTGGATAATTTTTTAATTGTAACGTAACCCTTGTAGCTCCCGTTTGTGATATAAAATCTGGTATGAACCTTCTTATCTTCATAATAAACTCACCGTCACCTCTAAATGTTGCAACACCAGTTTGTTGACCTCGACTAGATCTTTGTTGTGTAATATCAAAATCTCCTGAAGATATGTTTGATAACACCGCTGTTATAGTACCGTTTTTATTTTGATCAGTTCCTATCTCATGTTCGTAATATGCAGTTCTACCCTCTGTGTTGCCCACAACATCAAAAGATGAATCATTACCTGCAGTGTATTCTAATGCGTGTGGTGTTCCAAAAACAGCAGAGTCTCTCCACATAGTTCTGGCAAGTGTGCCTACAGTCCACACAGGTCTTTGTGGTGATGAATCAAAATAATTATAAGTAACTTGTTTGTTAACAACATCTGATGTGCCAGATGGGTAAAACCATATAACCTCACCAAATAGATTATTTAAACCTGCAGATACCAACTGATTACCAGATGTTAGATTTATATCATTGTAAACGTGGTCTTCTACTAAACAAGGTAGTGATTCTAGTTTACCACCGTATCTAAAAAAACCATTCTCTGACATCCAATACGCAGCACCATCAACTTCTACGCATGCGTTCTGTCCAACAAGTCCGCAATGTGTTCCAACCTGTGAAAAGGCAAAGGTAAAAGGTTGACCTACAAAACGTTGTGTAAACAAAGCTGTGTCAGTCCAAACAAGAATTGCATCTCTACCCCTAATAGCACCTCTGATTTGTGATCCGTCGGCCAGTCTCTGTGTACCAGCTGTATTGGTTGCTGTAGGTGTGTATGTGTTTATATCCTCTTGATCTGAGAATCTGATAAACATATCATCTTGTGTTGCTGTATCTCCGATAGTTGTTTCTGTTCCAAAGAATACTAAGTGTCTGTCAGGTGTTGATACCACCATGTGCCTTGATGCTGTTGGTGCACCTGTTATAATACTTGCTCTAGTTTCTGTAGCGTTACCTAAATTAGAGTCCCAAGAAAAAACAGGACCGTCATGAATTAGACAGATAGCTTTATCACCAAAATTATCAAGTGACCACATACCCGGATCTAAAGCTAAACCCTCTGCTGTCTGTTCATTCCATGCAGCATAGTCTGTACCATTAGTGACAGTGGCCCCGTCGCTATGAGATGCAGCTGTAGTTCCTCGAGCGCCTCGTGTTACACCAGTTAAGGTGTTGCCACTTACGCCTGTGTATTGAATCATCTCTGTTCCAATTAATACAAAGCTAGTTCCAGTATTTGGAAACTGTGTAGCACTTGTTAAAACTATAGTTGTTGTGCTTGCGTCTATGGCTCCATTTAAGGTAGTCGTTACTGCTCCGGTATCCTCACCACCATACGTACCTAAGCCCCAACCAAAACCTTTTTCTTGAACAGCTGTGCCCACAGGATAATAATGTTGTACTCTTATGCCACCAGATGTTGTTGCTCCAGACCCTGATTCGTTAGAGGGCATTGTGATAGTCAAAGTCGTAGCACTAGGAATCGATGTGACCATAAATTTTTTATCATCAAAATCAGAGGAACTAAAATTAGATCCTGTTATTGAGGTAAAGTTATCTAATAAAATTATGTCATTAGGAGATATACCATGAGATGTTGAAAAAGTTATTGTTACTGTTGGTGATCCATTGGTCGTGCTGAATGCACTAGTAAGCGTTGTTGTTGTTTTGATAGGGTGTATATCATAAAATACGTTACCAGAGAAAGCGTACAGTATCCTGTTAGTGCCGATAATGGCATACCTTCTACCTGCTGTATTTACAAAATGATGTAGGCCTCTACCAGCACCTGTTAATTCGTTAGAATTAAGGGCTCCTAGCTGGTTCCAGCCACCTATTTTTTCAGGTATACCGTATCTAAATCTAACATTATCACAGTCAGTCCATTGTCCCTCTGCTCCGGTTTCTGTGATTTGTTTATTAATACCTGGTTGAAATCCTATTTTTTGTAGCATAGCACCTCACTATATCTTATGTTTTTGTTGAAGTATAGACCTATATTACTTCAAGCCATCCAGTAGCTATATACTTTATTTCTGTAGGAGATACAATACCTCTGTGCAGATGCGTGAAATCTGCTGGCCATAATACCAGTGTTCCCTTTTCTGCTTTTGTAATTATATTTTGATGAATAAATTCTGTGTCTCCACCATCTTTTACAGTATTTAAATATAGCATATAAACAAGTTGTCTACGAGAGGCCTCTATACTAGCTCTTTCATAGTGTGGTATTTTAAATCCACCTAGTGGTGGAAACATTGAAATAACATTTCGATATGCTGTAGCTAATCCATTTTTAATAAGATATTTACTTGTGTATTGATCAAGACAAACTTTTAATTCTTTAAAAAAATTAATAATAGCTTTATGTTTTGTGTCATTATGAAAAGTCACATCGATAGATTCTTTTGATGATTTATCCATAACGTATTTAGAACCTATACCGACATATCCATGATCTTTGTACAAAGTATTTTTTTCGTGATACTCAATTAAATCGTCACAGATTTTTTTATCTACGTTATAGAGTTCTATAAATGAAGGGTTACTCACTTGATATCTTTTTAATAATAGCTCTTAGTTTTCCTACCTCTATTAAAAACTCATTATTTAATTGTGACATTTTATCGATAGCTCTATCTTTAACTTCAACAACATCTTTATAATGTAGGTTCATTTCTTTCTCTCCTTTTAGAACTATTTTAAGTGACTCGTGTTGTTTTCTTAATTCAGTCAATTCATTTATCAATTGATTTTTATGTTTAAATCTATCTATACTTTCTAAGGCTTCGTAATCCATAACTTTTAATTAGCACAAGAACAGATAATGTTCAAGTTAAATCTGTGTTTATAATCAGATGGTGCTACTCCTTTGTGTTTTACATTACTATCAAAAACAATAGCTTCACCTTCATTTGATTTAAAAAATTTATTTTCTATATAAGTGCCTCCATCGTTTGTATGTATATTATAGATAATAGATTTATATCCGGGTTCTTTTCTATCAACATGATAATTTGCAATAGATGTAGTGTCATAATAATTCCAATAGATTCTAGAAATAGAGTGTAGATTTAATTTTAATTCTTGTTTTATTTTATAAAATATTATCTCTGCATAAAGATTTAAGTTAGTATCTATTTTAATATTGTTAAGTTGATCGTATGTAACTAAAGAAAACCCAGAGTTAGATACGTTATCACTAACAAAGTTATTAAAAAATTCATCACGAGTTTGACCTTGTGCATCGTGTGGAAAACACCAATTAGGTTGATTACAAAGTTTAATAATAATGTGTTTGTTAATCTCTGGGGGTAATATATTTTTTACTTTACTAATCATTAAAAAATAAACTCACTGTAAATCTGTATGAGGGTCCAATTAAATTTTGAGATTTAATAGTATGAGGTATAGACCCTTTAAAAATTATTAATTGATTTGGCGTGTATGGGTTAGCTAGTTTTATAGTTGTTTTATCTTTTTCATAAAATAAAGTTTCTCCTCCCCATTCTGGGTTCCACGTTAGGTTCGCATAATACAATGCAACTGTTTGATTAGGATGGGTGTGTATAAAGTTTACATCTAAAGGTTTTGTTAAATTAACAACGCACTTATCATATGAGTCTTTCTTTTTATTTATTACTTTTAATATTGGGTTTAAAATTTTTAAATTTGTAAGATCCTCAGAATTATACTCACTATATAAATTAGGGTAAGCTTTATGTCTGGGTTCCCCTGTATCATTCCAACCTATCCTGTAATAAGACTTTAATACAAAATTATGTATAAAATCTGCTTTGTCGTTTTCAAAAAAATCTTTATATTTTTTAATCATACAAATGTTACAACTATAATTACTCTAACTCCTTTTTTAGAGTGTAACACTGCGTGTCTTTGTTTATCAAATAACAACACTCTAAATTTTTTAGAATTTACTTTTTTTATTAATTTATCTTTTTTATTAAAAAAAAGTGTAGCTCCTCCGTTTGTTAAATAAATAATAAATTGCTTGTGGTTAAAAGGATGATCTAAATGAATTGCACCTTGTGAGGGCATGTATGGAAACGTTAAATTTACACAGGCTCTTAATGTTTTATTTAATTTTGTTTTTGTTTTTTTACAAATGTTGTTTACTATTTTTATAATATCATAATAATACTTTGACATTATTTGTTGTGTATTTCTATCCTGTAGAACATGTGTAAAATGAAATCTAATATCTTCATCTGTTTGGCCTTTGTTTAAATAATATGGCGTTGTGTTACTTAAAAAAGTATCAGATAAAAATTTTGTTTCTGATTTGTCTATAACGTTATCAAAAATCTTAATCATAGTTTGCTTTTAATGTAAAAGTTATTCTAGCGTTAATATTTCTCTTCTTGTTAAGAAGAGGTGCATTACCTCTATGTAAAATACTAGAATCAAAAAATAATAATCTATTCTTTACAAAGTCAATTGTTTTAATTTTATTATTTATCTTTGCTTGAAAAGTCCCTTCTTTTTTATTTAAAGTTTGAGTCACCATGTAAACAAAACTTATCTCTGAATTATCTACATGCCAACCACCATCCATGCCTGGGTGTTGAATATTAAAATGCGTTCTTACAAGATTTAATTTTTTATTAATTGTTTTCTGTGCTTTATAAAATAATAATTTTACTAACATGTCACTATCATTTAATTCACAATTATAAAACGTCTTATCATCTTTATCAGTGGGGGTGTGATCAAAGTGATGTGGGTAGACATGCAAAAAACTGTGTTCTGCAAAATCACTTAAATCTTTTTCTAGCCAGTTATCAACAATATTTATCATAGGTAGTTTATATTTATGTTTAATCTTATCTTTGCATCAGTACAAGTTGTTGAATTATGTTCTTGTGAAGCATTAAAAAGCAACAATCTATTACGCACTGATTCTATTTTTTTATTACCAACAGTGGTTGGACCATTATTTGTATTTAAATAAAACAAAGCACCCTTTGTAGTGTAATTAAAATCTACATGTCTTGGATGATCTAAAACTTTATTTATGTTTGGGTACAGATTGCCTTTTACCCTTATTAATTTTTTAAATTTTATTTTTTTTAATATTGGGATAATTAAATTAAAATATCTACTTTGTTCTCCATCACGATAAAACATGTGTGTAAAATAATAATTATCAATATCTTTATAAGTCACACAATTCTGATAGAACCATGGGAAAGTATCTTTTACTAGCTCTTGTTCTATTTCTAATACTTGTTTCTCTTCTAATAAATTATCTATTATTTTCATATTACTAATCTTGTAAGAGCTTTGTCCTCTCCAAAATCTCCTTTTATAAAAGTGTTAAAAGCTAAACTACATCTCACATCATTATGTTTTTTAATATTAACCCCGTGCATTGTTGATGAAGGAAATAACATTAATTGTCCATTCTTTACCGGGAACCCCCAGCTAGTAGAATTAAATTTATTAAATGTTGTTTTTTCTATTCTAAACAATTCATAGTCTCTTTTAAAAAATTCTATTGTGTCCAGATCTTCATTAACGTGTATATACAACACACCAGATATAAAAGAGTTCTGATGTTCATGCGAATGATGGGCCTCGTCTTGTTGTGTAAAATTTAACCATGATTGTGTTATGTATATTTTTATTTTATTTTTAGGAGCTAATATTTTTTCAACATACTCATCACAACACTTTTGCACAAATTTTTTAATATTTTTAAGTTTTTTATTATCTAATATATAGACATCTTTACTAATAGAGTTACTGATGTTTGTGTAACATTCTACTTTTTTAATTATACTTATTTCTTCTTTTGTAAATCCTCTGTCCATATGTTTTTCAAAAACTGGTGTAGGAAATAAATTATGTACTGTGCTCATTATAAAAAAGAAAAGTTAAATGATACGATTGTTTTTTTAGTTTTATTATTTATCAATGGTGAACGATGCAGTAAAAACGATGGGAATATAAGTATATTACCTTCTTCGATAGGCAAGTCATACCCCTTAAATTCTGTTTTATATTTTTTATCTGCTAGTCCAACATAGTATATTCCAGAAAAATTACTTTCTCCATGAGTGTGCCAACCATAACCATAGTTCTTTTCATACTGATGAAACCAATGGTTGTGATGCCACGTCTTTTGTTTAGCGTCTTTGAATAAGTCATTTTTTAAAATATCAATACAATTGTCTGCTAGTAATTTTACGTAGTTTTCCCAGTAGGTCCTCTTTAACGACGTGTCTGTTTTCCAATCTGTCTTATACACACCTTGTGTTTTTGTTGATGGAGTTTTATCTATTTCTTTCAAAACTTTATTTTTTATTTTATTATGGTTCTGCACATTAAACAGATACGTATAATTATTGTATTTTAAGATCAACTGGCAATCCCAAACGTTCTCGTTTGTCATAAATATTATCTGATCCTTTCTTATTGTAATGCAGAAAAACTTGTGTGCACGTGTTCTTAGTAAATTTTTCTCTCCAGTGTTCAAACTGACAACCATCGTAAATTAATATATCACCAGGGGTTAGAGAAACTTTATATGTTTTTTTATTAAAATCTTTTAGATATATGGGCCATATGTCTCCACCAAGATTCATGGTGGCAGATACTGCACAAGAAGCCCTATCAATATGTTTTTTTAATTCATCTCCTTTTTTGTATATTCTAGCATACGAATAAGTTGGAATTAATTTTAGTTTTAATTTTTTTTCTATTATTGGTAATACTTTTAACAATACTATGTCCATAGCAACGTCGCCATAAATACAAAAAGTATCTGGTATTTGAGGGTCACCATTTAACTTACCGTGTATTTCAGAAAATGGGGATATGTATTTTTCTTTAGTTAATACTTTTAAAATTTCTCTTTTTTCTAAAAGATAGGTATTTAAAAAACTACACATATCTTTATCTAAAGTTTTTTTAATTACCGCGTGCTTCTTCATTTATATCCTTTATATATTTCTTATGATCTATTAAATTCTGCCTATGCTTATAAAATATTTTATAAAACATTTCAATGTCTTTTTGATCTATCTCTTTTATTTTAGCTCTATATTCTTCTTTGATTTTATTAATTTGCATTAGTTTTAATTCTTTTAAGAACACAGCAAAATTAGTTTCATAGAATAAAATATAATTACTCTTAAAATCTTCAAATACAGGCAATCTATCTTTCCATTTTTTAAGATTTACTTTTAAGTTGTTTGGTATTTTTATAGATAGGTCTCGCCAAAAACGACTATCTTTTTTACCACACAAATAATGCATCAGCACAAAATCTCGTATATTTTCAAATAAAGCAGTGCATGATTTATTATAGTCTGCTATCGCTGTAGAGTTATAATTAGGAAGATGGTTTATTAATAAAAAAGATTGCTGTATGCAACTGCCAATGGAGGAGGCCTCTAAGGGTTCTATAAAATTAGCAGATAAACCCATGGCCACACAATTACCAATCCAGGTTTTATCTATAGCTCCTGCATCAAATTTAATATTCTTACCTATCTCTATTTCATAACCAAGGTATTCTTCTACCTCTTGTTTGGCTTGTTTTGCGTTTATGTACCTGTTATCAAAAACATACCCATTACCCCATCTACCTTGAACAGGTATTCTCCACATCCAACCAGCCTTCATTGCTCTAGCTAAAGTATAAGCAGGGTATTTAGAGGTCGCTTTTGTAGGAAAAGCTATGGCCTCATTCATAGGTAGATATTGTGAATAAGATATCCACTTGCCCCCTAATTTTTTTATTAATAACTTTTTAAAACCTGTAGCATCTATGTAGAAATTAAATTTATATTTTTTATTTAATGAGACTATATTTTTATTTTTTATCTCTATGCTTGTTATCTCATCTTCAATTATAGAAATATTTCTTTCTTTGCATTTTTTAACTAAATAATTATTTAATTTAAAAGTATTAAAATGAAACTGATCTGAAATATATTGATGAACTACCTTGTTATCTTTTAATTGATCTATTTGTGTGTACTCATTTTGTTGTAGATTATTTGTTATGGCGTAACCAAAACCTGCTAGATATTGTTCTTTTCTTATATCAAAAACCTGAGGGGAAACCTCGTGTATAAAATCTTTGTCTGTCCAATCTTTAAAAAGAATTCCATATTTTAAAGTAGCCCCTGTTTCTTTTATTATTTCCTCTTTATCAATATTACAGAATTTTAAAAACTGTGTGAATTTATTTTCACTACCTTCACCCACACCTATGATTCCAATCTTGTTAGATTTAATAACAGTGATATCTATGTTTAAACTTTGTTTTAACATCAAAGCCGATATCAACCCAGCAGTTCCGCCACCAACAATACAAATATTTTTCATTTAAAATTTTCACCATTTGCCCAGACAACTAAACTATATCTAGTTCCAGATTTTACAGGTTTTACTCTATGATACACAAAAGAAGGAAATATAATAACAGTTCCTCTCGGAGGTTTTTCAATCCTTATTATTTCACCCTTTGGCGTTCTAAATTCTATTTCACCTCCAACATAATCGTTTGGATCACTTAAAACCATAATACCTGAAAGTTTTCTTATTATCTTATCGTTTACAAAACTGTCGGGATGCCATCCGTAGTGTTGATTTTTTTTGTATTCGGTAAATTGAAAAGCCTCGTATCTATCAAATTGAAAATTCCAACCAGCATTTTTGTTAGCTGTGTGAAACAAAACATCAAACCATTTTTGCATCCATATATCAGACAAAAAACAAACGTTTGAGTTTCTTGTTTTTTTATCTGGAATAACATCATCATCAATGTAACCAACATGTTTATTTGTTTGATTGCCTAATTTTATAACGTCGTTACAAAAGAAGTCTCCTAATTGATTTCCAAAAATCCAAACGTATTCTTTTAAAATCATAATCTATCTAAATTTAGGTCCTACACAAAATAAAGTTAATGTTTTTCTAACCCCTTTAGTAATAGGTGTTACTTTATGGTTAATATGAGATTTAAACAATAAAAGAGTTCCTGGTTTAAATTCTTCAGCAATGTATTCATTACCTTCAAAAAAATGAAGTTCGCCTCCTTCATGTGATGATGATAAATTTAAAAGTGCTGTAAGTTTAAAATCTCTTAAATCTGATTCTGAAGAATCAATATGCCAACCATAATTAGCTTTTTGTTTACTATCATATATATTAAATAATGCCTCGGTTGAATTGTTAAAAGGATATAAGATATAACCAAAATTATTTTGATTTATAGAACAAATTTCTGATTCTAAATCTTTAGTAAGGTGTTTCATTTTATTATAACCAATAACTAAAGTGTTTGCATTTTTTTTACTTTTACCTTTTAAATCTTTTGCTGAGGTTTCAGGATCATTTTTATAATCAAAATTATTTTCTATAAACTTTGTTATTTGATTAATTTCTTTTTTATTATAAAAATTATTTACGTACCAATAGCTGTATTTAAAACTCATAAAATTCTTTCGAACTATATGTATACAGGATATTTATAAAAAGTAAACTAGGCTGGGTTCCAAGAAGAAGTCGCAGGATCCCATATTTCTTTTGCTGGTGGGTTTAAAGGCTCGTCTGGGTTATCAGGGTCCATATAATTAAGACGCTCCCAATATTGATTATCCTCGTTCCACTCTTCGACCATGTCTACAGAATTTGATGGTTTTGCAACAGGTGGTTCATATTTACCTGTGGTTGTGTTTAAAGTCCAACTTGGATATAATTGTGGCTCACAAAAAATCTCATTGTCAGTATTCCAAGTAAATCCAGTTCCTGCGTATTGACCGTTTGTGCCATCTTTATAAGTCTGAATCCATTTATCTCCATTGACTGATAGTGGAGGTAAATTATCAGCCTCAGCAACTATTACTCTGGTTACTAGATTCTCACTATTAACTTCTGCAAAATAATTCATTAGAATGATATCGTCCCTGACACGTTAAACGTTGCTAATTTATCACCACCTGGGTGATCTGAAACTGAGTTGTCTCCTGGAGATACTGATAAAGCTGCCCCATCTGCAGCAGGGCATCTTAATACAATTCTTCCACTTCCACCTGAAGATGGACCAGGAAAAGATTGTTTATCTCCACCAGCGCCACCACCAAGTCCGTCAGTTCCAGGTGAATTTCCTGCGCCGCCACCTGAGCCCCCAGGTGATCCATTAGAAAATTGCCCTCCGTGGCCGCCTCCAGCGCCTCCGCCACAAAATCCGACTGGGCTTCCAGTAATATTTGACACTGTTCCAGAGCCACCATTTCCACCATTTTGAGTTGCATTAGTTCCGGAGCTTCCTGCTCCTCCGCCTCCTCCACCTTGGGTTCTAGGGTGGCCGTTACCGCCAGGGTTTCCTTCGGATGGTGAAAAACTACCAGCGTTACCTGATCCTCCAGGGCCCCCACTTGTGCCTCCGCCCCCCGATCCTCCAGGGTTTCCTGCTGGTTGTCCTCCGGCACCTCCTCCAGTAGAGAGAAAGTTACCAACATCTGAAGTTGCAACAATAGAATCTCCACCGTTTGTACCAGGAGATGCGCCTCCAGCACCAACAGTTATTGCTGAACCGCTAGCTATATTTAATTTTGTTCCTCCAGGAAAAGAAGTTCTAAATCCTCCTCCTCCGCCGCCTCCGCAACGTTGGGTTCCCCCACCGCCAGCAGCGAGCATGAAATCAAAAGCTATTACTTTAGCGCCTCCTCCAGAACCAAATCCTAAGACCTGATATCCAAAAGATTTACTTTTACGATCATGTATGTTCGATGTATTTTTTCCTACCGTTAGAGGTTGGAACTCTTTATCTCTGTGTTTCATATTCTATACTCCTTATACGTCGTTAGCAGCGTCAGTAGTAAAGAATAACTTGATACCTAAAAGTTTTGCATCAGCTGTTAAACTATCCTCTGACACGTCTCTTGATATTTGAAAGAACACCTGTTCATCTGTGCTAGGTGAACCTGCAATAGTTACTGCGCCACTTTCTGCCGTAACGTCTAAATCGTTTGCTGTTCCACTGTGAGCTTTCGCTGTAGGTGCAACCTGTGTACCAAAGGCTGTATTACAAGAATCATTGTCTGCAATAGCAACACCGGATAAACCCCATGAAACAGTACCTGTGTTTGTAGAATCAGCTGTAAAAAATGCTTGGAATGTTACTGTACCTTCGTTCCAAGATTTAGGGAATGCAACAGCGAACTGAGCAAACTCATCTGAATCTTTATCAAAATCTAAAGTTTTAATTTCTGGTCCATTAGATAATTCTGTTTGTGCTAAGTCTGCAGAACCATTTGTAGAGTTAGGATACATTGCAACTGCAGGAACCCATATAGTTTCTTTTCCTGCAATTTTAATTGCTGCTGTGTTATCTCCTCCATCAACAGCTTGTGCTACTCCGGTTCCGTTTGGAGCAAGAATTATGTTTCCATTTGCACCATCAGTAATTGTGATTGTACCTGAGTTAGTTCCTGAATTAGTGTCTAATATTAAATTGTGAGCACCACTAGATGTAATTGTTGCATCTCCTGAACCCGTACCAACTACGATTTCTCCAGTTCCTTTTGGAGCTATGTTAATATTTACGTTAGAGTCACTGCTCCCTGTTGCTGAAATAGTTGGAGCGCTTCCGTTAGCTGCATTTGCTATCGTTAACTCGTTAGTTGCTGAACCTGTAGCTGTTAATTTAAATAACTCATTACCATTAGTATCTAAAATAGATGTACCAATTTTTGGTGAAGTTAAAGTTTTATTTGTTAAAGTTTGTGTTCCTGTAAGTGTTACATCACCCATTCCGATATCAATAATATCTGGGTTAGTGCCATCATTTGCAGAAGCAAATACAATTTTAACACTTGCAGGTGCAACCGCAACAGAACTTCCAGAACCTGAAACATATTTAAATGTTACATCTTGCGATCCACTTGTAGAATTTTTTAAGAAGTAAAAAGTTTGAACATCAATTGGTATAGTAACGTTTCTTCCAGCACTTAATGATCCTGTAAATTCGATCATTCTGTGTGCAAGAGTTGCTCCTGTTCCACCATCAGTTACTGAAAGATCTGTATCTCCAGAATCAGAGACAGCTTGTTGTGTAAAACCACCAGCTATTTGTTCTACTAGCTGTAAATTAGTATTTGTTTTTGTTCCCCATGTACCGGCGTTTTCACCAGTTGCTTGAAGTTCTATACCTAAAGGACTAAATGTTGATGCCATGTTATTTTTCTCCTATGCGACGTCACTATAAGTTATATTAGTACCCGTGTCAACATCTTGATATGCTTGTATTCCAAACCCTGTGGATACACCAAATCCAGCGACAGAGGTAATTATTTCTTGACCTGTTAACCCAACAGTCATATCTGCAGCAGTTATACTTCCTACTGAAAAAGTAGCAGATATACCGGATAATCCTACAGCCATGTCATCAACAGTTACTGATCCAACAGATACTGTTGAAGATAGTCCAGTTAAATCAATAAGTTCTATGTTGTCTACTACAACACTTCCTATAGAAGATGTTGCTGACACACCTGTTATACCTACCACATCAGCAGGTGCTATTGAACCAACAGCACTTGTTATTGCCTGTCCTCCTAATCCAACAGACATTTCTGTAGGAGCTATTGTTCCAACAGATAACGTAGCTGACTGTCCTGTTAATACTCCTGTAAAATCTATTATTGGAGTTGGAGATCCAACGCTAACAGTTACTGATTGTCCTGTTAATCCTACAACATCTGCAGGATTTAAAGTAAACATACCCCAACTGTTTTCTCCAAACGTCCCGTTACTCCAACCGTTAGGACCTAAATTAGATGTAATTGCATCAGGAGCAGTTAACTCTACTACTAATCCAGATTCACCCCAGTTTTCAACGCCCCAACCATCTTGGCCCCAACCAACTGCTATTTGTGCATCAACAGTAACATCTCCAACAGATAAAGTTGCTGCTTGTCCTGTTAATGTAACAACAGGATTATTACTTTCACTCCAAGGCTCTTGGCCCCAACCAGCTCTACCCCAACCTTGATTAGCTCCTGATATAACGTCTCCAAGAGATACTGTTGCAGATAAACCTGTTACTTGTACTACTTCGTCAGTAGCTTGTCCCCATGATCCACCTGTATTCCATGCATCAACACCCCAACCACTCGTAAAAGCTTCAGTCGTTCCCCAACGACCTGTGCCCCAGGTTGTTCCTGATTGATTCCAAGTGTTTGCCATAAGGAGGACCTCCTTATGCTAATCGGATGATCGCGTTAGTTGCGTCTGCTGTTGGAAATTGAATTGTAAATGTACCAGACGATACAGTTTTATCTCCACCAAAAGCTATAACTGCAACTGCTTTGTTAGATTGTGATGAGTTATAGATTAAAGCACCGTTAGCTGTAAAAGATGCTGAAGTAAAACTTACGTCTGCAAAATCACAAACGGCTGTTGTACTATCTGTTGTAGGAGTTACGCTTGTAAGACTTGCTCCACCTGATGTGTACGCAGTCCCAGATGAGTTTGTAATTTCATTAGTTGATGAAAAAGCAGTCGTTCCTGCACCTAAAGTTGCAGAACTTGTGTATAAAGCTATTTTAAAAGTGTTTCCAGTAGTAGCTGTAAAATTGTGTGTGCCAACTAAAAGTTCTTGTTTAAAACTTGTACAAATTGCCGATGTTATTGCCATAATTTAATCTCCTACGGGTTTGCCGATCTTATTGGTATACGAACAGCGCCATCAGTGTAGTCATCTCTTCGTCTTCTACCAACTTGCTCGTTAGCAAACTTCTGTACCTCTTGTTTATACTTATTTTCATATAGTGTCAACATATCAATTGGGCCTTTTAAAAATCCATAAGCCTCTGATAAACAACAATATAGCAAGCCATTTGGAAAATTAAGACTGATATAGTTAGTATCGTCATTTTCTAATAAAACAGGCATAAAATTAAAATGGACTCTAAACTTATAAGCTTGATCAGGGGTAGGAGCTAAAGCTATACGTCCTGAAGTAGTATCAGACTCCCCTGTTGCCCCACCGTACATAGCATAATATTTAGGTTTACCTCTTTTTGCAGTTTCTGTTGATGGAACATATTGTTGTAAGTATGTATAATCTTTTTTTTCTAAATAATCATTGTCCCCTGTAACAGCAGTTGTTGAATCATAAACTTGTATGCTTCTTATAAATAAACATCCTGCTGGAGCATTTACTTGATCTTGTCCTACTACAAAAGACCCGATTTGTTGTTTCCTATCTGCATCAATAGGAACATCTCTCATTATTCTATACTGTGCATTTAAAATTATATTTTCTAAAACAGCGTCCGTTAAAACATTTGAATCTGTTTCTGTGTAATTTCTTATTTGTGTTTTTAATCCTGACGCACTTAATCCAGCCATTATGCTACTCCTGCTAGTTCTCTACAAATAGGACAATTTTTTTTAAATCTATTGTGTGTTCCACATTGCCATTTTTTAGGTTCATGCACAGGAACTTTTGGTTCTGGCATTTTAGTGTACGCTTCTATGTGTTCATCCTCCGGACATTCACATTGTTTAATACCAATTATTTTACAAAATAAATTTTTAAACCATTTAATCATGCTGTTACCGTTACTGGTCCTGCAGATGCAGATCCACCTCCTCCTGTCTCAGTTATACTAGATGTTGTGCCTGTTGCAAAGGTATAATTATCATCATCAACTTTTGTAATTGTGTACCCCGTAGATAAATTTATTGTTGCTGCAGCCACTCCTCCGACAACACTTGCGTCTCTAAATCTAACCGTATCACTTGTTGATCTACCATGATTTGGTTCGTTAACTGATATTGTTGCTGACCCGCTTGTTGTTGTAAATGCATTTAATGGTAATATGTTAGGCACCGCAGTTTCTATTCTATCAGGTCTTACATTTCTTAAAGATATAGAATCACCATTCATAGGTTTTGGTTCTAGTTGTGGTTGCTTTGGTTCAAATTCTGAAACATGCACAAACGCACCGTTCCATTCTCTTACCATTTCTTTATATGGAAACTCCATACCAGATCTATCTGATATTGCTTTTGCGTATTTACCTGTTGCGTACTTTGCCATTATGTTCCCGGGTAATAAGCTTTTGGTGTTATATGTGTACTAGAAGCGGAACCATCTTCTGCTAACGCTCTAGCAAATTCATCTTCGTAAGCAAGTTTCATAGCTTGAATCATTTGCGGTTGATATTTTTGTGACAGATAATAAGCTAAACCAGCAACCATGCAAGGCACAAATCTAAATGGCACATCAGTTGCATTTGTATAATCACCTATATCTTGAATTCTTTTAATATAATAAAAATGCATATCTTTAGATGCATTTGTAGAATCAGGAGTTGGATAAATATGTATTCTAACTTTATCAATAAATCTTTCTACCCAATATTGATTAGGTGTTCCTTTTGATAATTTGTTTGAAAAACCTGCGTAAGTAGATCTATCTACTTTAGTCATTGGTGAATCTGATTGTGTTGTTTGAGTTCTATTAGATCTTAACTGTGCTTCAAGAACATCGGACATTCCAAATACACTTGCTGGTGTAGACACAGCACTTGTTCCGTCAGCACTAGATCTAAAAAAATCATAGTCTGATTGACCTTCAATTAAATCCATATCAAGTTCATCTATTTCCCAATAGTGAATTCCTCTATTTCCCCATTCTTGAAATAAAATATTAAGAGATCTTCTTGCAGATTTGAGTTGATAACCTGCCACTGAATTTAATCCTATACGTTCAAAAGCATCTTCTATTATTTCTTCAATAGAAAAAGTTTTATCAAACGTTGCTGTGCCCGAGGTAGTGTTAGCCATTTAACCTCCTATCCATCAAAGAATACTGTAACGCTCGTTACTCCATCCCCTACATTTAAATATGCACCACTATCAAACAATACACCATCATCTGGTATGTATGGATCAATAAAGTCGTCTTGATTAGGTGTGTCTAATTCTAACAAAATACTTCCTGAAGTAGAAGTATTTCTAAAAACCATAGATCCTGCCGTTGATGAACTAACTCCATGTAGACCTCTGATTCTAGTTCTTCCTGGTGTAAGTATACCTTCTTTAGCAGTTCCTGTAATACCAATAGAAGTATTTGTACTCACAGCTGCATCAGCTGCAACTTGAGTCACAGTTAAAAATTTATTTGTAGAAGTCACGGTGTTATTATTAGGGCCATTAATAGCTTCAGTTTGTGCATCTCCATTAAGATCAGTTCCAGTAATTGTCATTTCAACACCAGAAATATTTCCTGTTGAAGTAAAAGTAATAGTCTGAGGTAAATTACCTATCGTCGTGTTAGCTAATGTAAAATTACCAGCGCCACCTAAAGTTTGAGCAGCAGCTATGTGAGTAGTGTCTGCACCAATCAATTTAAAATGTTTCGCCTTTACGTCTGTTGACATTTGTTTCTCCTTAAAATTT